ATGCCAAGCAAAGGTATAACTACCTTTGCTAAAAAATCTGTGAATATATCTGCTTTACTTCTTTTCTTCATAAATCCATCCCCTTTTATTTTACACCTATATACTTCTACATTTTTCTTTAAATCCCTTTTATTGTCGAAATTTGCGTATTATTAAGCAAATAAAAAAAGCCTAGGTGAAATTAATCATCTAGGCTTTTATAATTATACTATAGGTGTTATAGGTGCTACTTGCGTAAGCTCTATTCCATTTTCATCAAAATATTTTTTTATGGGTTGTATTATTATAGGATTGGGAACCTCTGCTGATGATTCTGGAGTAATTTCTACACCTGAAGATAAAATACCTATATTTAATTCTTGCTCATAACTTAATAAATTAACATTAGGATCTTCTAATCGTTTTTTTAGCCATGTTACTGCATCTTCTATATAATCATTAATTTCGGCTTTACTAAAACATAATCTTAATAAAATTGGAAGCTTTTCATATATTGTTGCAATAACTAAGTTATATTTTGCAGTACCAGTTGCACTACCTAGCTCCTTTTCTGCCTTTACTACCAAGTTTTTAATTATTCTTTTAACCAGGTCTTTCCTGCCTTTTTTGTAAAGGATGCCTAAGACTGCAACAAACGTAATTACTACAAGTGCATCTGACCAGTAACTTACCAATAAAGTGTATAAAAATGTTAATATGTTCATTAATATTCCTCCTAAATTCTTATTATTTTTTTAATATAAAAAAGTGCCATTGCTGACACTCTAATCCATTACTTTACTATTCTTATTTTAGATATTGTGTAGATACGAATCCACCATGATCACCAAAATAAATACTAGTCCATCCACTTTTAAAGTTTTGGTCTACTCTAACTTTATCCCCTTGTTTTAATTGCCCTACAACTCCAAAATTAGTACCTTGACCTGCTCTAACATTTAAAACACTTGCCATTACTGTTTTATAACCTATTTGGTTTGTTACAACTTTTACAATTATAGGATAGGCTTGTACTCCGGAGGAATTATAAGCTACATATCCAGGATGTTCATTTACATAAATTTTTGCATTTTCCAAATCTGCAAACGCTCCTATTTGGGATCTGGTATCTGCCCAAGTTTTTCTTACCCTATATATTTCCCCTGATGTAGCAACTTTTACAGGTATCGCTACGGGTGCTACAACCAATGTGCCTAGAATACCCTCAACTATAGCTTTGGCAATAGCTTTATACCCTACTTGGAGATAGTGATCTGCATCCTCTGTATCTACAAAACAAACCTCGATTAGCATAGATTTTGCAACAGTTTTACGTATCACATAAAGTCCTTTGCCATCCTTTACACCCCTATTTCTAAAACCTAGTTTAGCTATATTAGAACATACATCTAGTGCATCCTGGTACTGTCTACCACCATAAGTATAAGTTTCTATGCCTAGACCTCCACCCGCATTAAAATGTATAGCTATAAACCAATCTAGGTCCTGTCTATTCGCTTGATCTAGTATTTTAGATAAGCTTTCATTTACCGAGCTTGCATAATCTACAGTACAATTTATAGCATTATGACCAGCTTCTTTAATTAGTCTCCTTACCTCTGTACCTACTAGCCTAGTATGTTCCCCTTCTACTATTATCCCCACTGCTCCGGTACCAAAACCACTTATGGTATGGCCATCATTTACACCAATATTTAATATTTTCATGTACTTATTTCCTCCTTGTTTATAATTGATCAATCCAAGTCCATATAAATTTTATAAGCCAAATTATAAATGCAACACCGTTACCTAAAATAATTGTTAATAAAATCCACTTTGTTTTTATTGAATTTTTAAGCGGCAGCTCCTCAATAGCGGTGACTTTATCCTTAGTTATTTGAACCTCGTTTTTTAAATTTTCAAGATCCTCTGTTTGTTTATCTGTAACTGCTTTTAAGCTTATAGTTAAATTTTCAGTGTCAATAGATTTTTGTAGATTTTTTACTGAAATAGTTTCTAGATTGGTCAAAGTTTTTAAAATCTGTTTTATGTCTATTTCAGTTCGTATATTGCTTTTTTCTATTTCCGTCATTGACTTTGAACGTTCTTTATCACTTGCTTGTATCTCTGTTATATCCTTTTCATTTCTTACTAATCTAAACTCTGTACTATCCTCTGCCATCCTTTACCTCCTGTCATTTGTGATATTACAAAACCCTTAAAGCTATGTGCCTTAAGGGTTTTAATTAAATTAGTTTATAGCCACCACAACCACCAGAACATGGTCTCACCACCTTTCCCATGAAGATACTATTTAATTAATAGTTTTAACTGATCTCTTAAATTCCTCTTTTGTTTTAATCTATCCTGCCATATTTGAGGAAGTAATAGCTCATTTACTTCCATGGCGGTCCAGGTATCTTCTTGGAATCTGCTTAATTTCAAATCTAGTTTTGATAATTGAGTTAATAACTCTGATATTTCTACATCTTTATCAGTTATATCTAATAAATAAAATGTTTTAGATATAAAGTCATAGATGTTATAAGTATCAACAACCTCATTTGCATCTATAGTAATTACTTCCTCATTTTCTTTTAAAATAAAATTAGTGGGAAGATCTCTATTATCTCCCCACTGTACTGTTTGTAATACCTTACCAGTTATCTTGTCAATAGTTATATATTTCCTCATATTTCCTCCTTACCAACAACTTACCCTACCTACCCATGCATTACCTGCATTATTAGCAACCCAAACCCTTATTGTATTTAAATCTACATCCAAAAAAGTTAGTCCTATATTTCCGCAAGTGCCCGAACAAGTTATGATTGGTTGGTAACCTAGATTATGTGTTAAATTAACTCCAGTATTGTCTGGTATAGTACAATCCCATGCAGCCCCAAATACTTTTCCTAAATCCTTAATCCCCTCTGTAGCTAAGAATTTACCACCTATACCTACATCACCTGTAGTTTTTATTGCACAGGCATGAGTTGGCCAAGGATCCACAAACCAACCAGATCCACCTGGTGCTGTAATTTGAGTTTCTCCGGACAATCTTATAAGTGGTGCAACAATACCTATTTCATTATTAGCATTTATAGTAACGTCGCCACCTGAAAATATGTTTGTCTGTTTACCAGCTCTTATAGTTATATACCCAGTTTCCTGCGTACCATCATCATCCGCATACCAAATATAATTTTGCATGTTAAAAGGTTCATCTAAGCCTCTTCCAAATGCAATAAAAGGATATTCATCTGCACCATAAGTATCTATTCCTATGCGCATATTTAAAGCATTATTTTTATATAGATCTAATACTTGATCATGGAGTAGCATATAGTTTGAGGTATTGGAAGTTCTAATGGTTGCACCACTTATAGTTCCTCCATTAATTTGCTCTCCAGTTATAATCAGTGCAGTTATAAATTTACCCATGATAGTGCCATCCATTGTGATTGCCACCTCGAAAGGACCGTTTACTCCTGTATTGCTATATCCAAATCCTCCTAGATTCCACCTCCAACACTTTAAACAAGTATTAACATCAGTGGTATCCATTATCAGAATTTCGCAAGGTTGGCCCTCTGCATTTTGTTTGATTACTACATTACCGCCTTTGCTGCCTGTTATAAGTGCGGTGGCATTTTCTATAGCCTTTTGATATTCTGATTTAACTTGGATTATTTCTTTTTTAACCTCTTTAGCACTATTATTTATAGTTGTGGCAATATTAGCTATAAAGCTTCCTAGCTCAACTTTTTCAATTCTTCCAGTTAGTACGTTCTTAACTATTTTTATTACCTTAGCCTTTAAATTCATGCTTAATTTGCTATGTTTAATTGTAACTGTATCACCTAGATAAACCCTTTGTAGTATTGCATAGTTCTTATATTCCTCTGTTTTGGATAGTTCAAGGAAAGAGACTACATAATTAAATTGAGGTATATCACATTTGGACTCTACAAAGTAATTTTGTCCTGCTGCTCTTAAGGCATCTATATTGTCAATATCATTAAATTCAATAGTTTTTATAATAGGATGTGGGAAATTATTAATATAAGGAGAATCTATATATTTTTCAGGAAGCATTAATCCATCTTTACCAAGCACCATTGCTCTAGTACACATATTACTCATATCAAGTGTTTCATCTATACCTTGTATGTTTTTACCATAAGCAATTAAAACTCCTCTATCTAAGCCTCTAGCCCCTAAAATCTTAATTTCAAAGTTATCTCTTACAATTTCTCCACCCCAAGTATTAATAATACCCTCTTCATCCATTATTGCTTCAACTACATTTTTCCTAACATAATATTTAGTATTAGTTCCTCCAACATCACCCAGGGAAGTAAATGGATGCGTATATTGAGTATGAGTTAAAACCCAATCTAGTGCACTATGGCCACTTAAATTAGTTGGTCTGCAATCTTCTAAAAAATTATCTAGGAGATCATAAAAAATATGCCTGGCATTAATTTTAACAGAGGTTAAGATCTTAGATTTATGATATATTCTGAATAACTGGCCATCAGCTTTAATAATATTTCCTTCTAAAATATCTTTCCATTTTCCACGTTCATCCATGGCATGTTCTAAATCTAAATCATAAGAGCCATTCAGCTCCTCGGTAATAAGACAAGAAGTAGTATCATTTAGAACTCTAAGGCCATTATGAGCAAAATCTGTTTCAAATTTATCATATAGATTAATCAAATATTCACCCCCTTTTTTAAAGTAAAAGAGAGCCTTTTGGCCCTCTTATTTTTGCTATATTCAATTTTTATGCTTGTGTCGTCTTA